GCTGTTAAACTAGATAGAGGACAATCTTATATATACAATGCTGATTTAGATGGAGGAATTGTAGATACTATGGACGCTGCTGCTACTGCCTTAACTGTTGCTCACGACATGACAGGAGCTGATTTAGTTGAAATTACAGCAGTAGCAAATACTGCTAGCTGCGACTTAGAAGTTCTTGTTGCTTGTTTATAATTCTGTTTATAACTTAAAATTAAGAGACTGCTTTTTGTAGTCTTTTTTTTTGTATCTTTATAAAAATTCAATTTAATTAAAACAAAAATATGACAACAGAAGATTTAATATTAAAAGTTACTGACGAAATGAAAGAACTTTTAATTTCTAAAAATAGGGCATATGGAGACAGTGCCACTAACCCATCAAATGTATTCTCAAAAGGCTCACCAATAGAATCTCTATGTGCACGTATAGATGATAAACTTATGCGTATACAAAATAAAGGCATTAATGATAAAACAGAAGATACTGTTTCAGACTTAATAGGATACCTTATTCTACTAAAAGTAGCTATGCTTAAAGAAAAAAATGAAGAATACAAAGACATGGAACAAGCTATATTCTCAGGTGGGTTTGTTAACATTAATGGAACACCAATAGATAGTATAAACGACCTTCAGGTTCATTATGATATGTGTGATGACATTGAGCAAGAAGATTAAAAAAATAATAAAAGACATTAAGTCTTTAAAAGAAGAATCTAATATAAGATTTATTTTCTCTTATATAGATATGGGTAAAACTCTTGATGATATGGATGCTGATGTTATACACAATGTAGGAGAAGATTTAGCGTCTCAAACCTTAATGTTAATTATAGAAGATAAAGTGTTTGGCGTTTCAGAATTAGAACCATCTATGGAGGATGTTATAAGAGAAAAGGAAATAGCAGCAAAATTACATATGTTTAATTTATTTAATAAAAACAAAAAATTTGAAGCCTAATGGAATTAATAAATGGGATAATAAGAAAGATAGTAGTTGGTGACATTAAAGATGGTATTACCTATGTTGTTGGTCAACCTATAATGAGGGGTAGAGCAAAAATAACTGCAATAGTTCAAGATGATATGTATTTCTATAAATACAAAATGTTAAAGTTTAACGTGTTTATAAAAATGGAAGGAAAAGAAGAGTCAGAAATGTGGAAAGCTTTTTTTGAACTAACAGGAGTAGAATATAATTTAGAATATAAAGAAGAATATCAAGTTAATTAATATGAAAATACCAAAAGATTTTTTTTTAGTAAAAGTAGATAAAGCTTATGACGATACAGTTGAGGTAAATGGTGTTGAGTTATCGTTAGATATAAAATGGGACCCATATAAATTTGCTAGGCAATATGGAGTTGTTCAAGAAACTCCAGGGTGGTTACCAAAAGGGTTAAAGTTTGATGTAAAAAAGGGAGATAAAATTTACTTTCACCACTTGGTTACTGGTTCAGTTGGTGCTGTAACTGTTGACCAAAGGTTTGAAAGTGAATCTGCTCAAGATTTTAAGAGTCAAAACTTAATAACGTGGATAGATGAAGAGAATATATACAAAGTACATTGGCAACAAATATATGCTAGAGTTAGAAAGGGAAAATTAAAAATGTTACACCATTGGAATTTTGTTAAACAAAAAACTGAAGATGAGGAAAGTATAAAAACAAAGTCTGGTATCTTTATGAAACCTGAAGTAGAGGATATAACTCTACATGGAAATATTTTACACATGAATGAATGGATGAGAGAGCAGGGGGTAAAAGTAGGAGATGAAGTTGTTTTTTCAGAAAACTCTGAATATGAAATGACTATAGAGGGAGAGAAAATGTTAAGAATGAGAAATGAAGACATATTAGGAGTAGTTGAACATGAAAGAAAGTAATAAGTCATATGTACAAAGAACTCTTCAGGATTTAATTGACTCGTCCAAGGAGGCTGTGGCTATACTTATAAACGATATAAAAACCCCATTAGACCCTGATTTATCTGATGAAAAAAGAAGAAACGCTATTAAAGCTAAAAAAGAATGTTTTATAGATGCTCAAGAAATACTAATAGGTATATCAAAATTAGAAGCTCAGATAACAGAGGGTGAGTTTAAAGAAGAAAAAGACTTTGAAAAAGGATTGGCTGAAAAATTTGCAAAAAGATAAATATGTCTAAACCAATTATTCTAAACGTAAGAAGTTTAGGAGACATAATAGAAATCCAAGGATTAAAAATACAACTACCTAAAAAGCCTAAAAAAAGAGATATACTATTCTCAAGTAAAAAGAAAGCTGAACAGATGTGGATAAGGCAAGATATGCCTGAAGGACTGAATAGAGCAACGTCCCCTGATTACTATGATTACATAGAAGAGGAGTTTAGAAGAAGAAGAGATGGTTTGTGGTTTATGAATAATGGTGAGCCAACCTACATAACAGGTAGCCACTATATGTTCATACAATGGTCTAATATAGACGTTGGTTATCCTGACTATAGAGACGCTAATAGAAAGTTTTTTTTATTCTGGGAAGCTTGTAAATTAGACCCCAATTCTATGGGAATGTGTTTTTTAAAGAACAGGCGTTCTGGTTTCTCATATATGGCTAGTGCTGAGATGGTTAATCAAGCTACTCAAACTTATGAGTCTAACTTTGGCTTGTTATCAAAAACAGGTTCAGATGCTAAAACAATGTTTACAGATAAAGTTGTTAGAATATACAGAAGGTATCCATTCTTCTTTCAACCCATACAAGATGGTTCAAGTAATCCAAGGGTAGAGCTAGCATTTAGAGAACCTGCAAAAAAAATAACAAAGAAAAATAAACATATACAACAATCAGAAGCACTTAATACAGTTATTGATTGGAGAAATACTGCTGACAATAGTTACGATGGTATGAAGCTTAAATTACTTGTTCATGATGAGGCTGGTAAATGGACAGGTTCAACATCTATAGCTAAGAACTGGTCTGTAACTCAAACATGTCTTTTACTTGGTAGAAAAATTGTTGGTAAATGTATGATGGGTTCTACTGCTAATAAACTAGAGGATGGTGGATTAGAGTATAAAAACCTATATCATGACTCTGACGTAACAGATAAAGATTTAAATAAAAGAACTAAGTCTGGATTGTATTCTTTATTTATACCTGCAGACGAAAACCTAGAGGGATTTATTGATGAGTATGGATTCTCTGTTTCAGAAACACCTAAAAATCCAGTTATGGGAATGGATGGTGCTAATATAGATATTGGTTCAAAAGACTACATAAAAAATAGAAGAGAGGGTTTAAAGAATAACACAAATGAGTTATCAGAATTTAAAAGACAATTTCCATTTACATCAGAAGAAGCTTTTAGAAATGATTCATTATCCAGTGTGTTTGATGTAGAAAAGATATATCAACAAATGGATTATAATGAAATTTCTGAAAATCTAACAACCAAGGGTGATTTTATATGGAAAAATGGTATTCAAGACAGTGAGGTTATATGGGTTCCAAACAACAAAGGTAAGTGGGAAATATGTTGGGTTCCAGACGAAGGTAAAAGAAACCTCATAGATACAAAGGGGGGTAAAAAAAGACCAGGAAACTCTATTAACTTAGTTTCAGGTTGTGACCCCTATGACCATGACACAACAACAGATGGTAGAAGGTCTAATGCAGCTTGCCATGTTTATCATAAATTTACAATGGATGAAGGTGCACCATGTGAACAGTTTGTTTGTGAATACATATTTAGACCACCAAAAGCAGAAATATTTTATGAAGACATGATTAAGCAATGTGTTTTTTATGGTTGTCAAATTCTTGTTGAGAATAATAAAATAGGAATAATAAAATATTTTGAGAGAAGGGGTTATTATGAGTATCTAATGGACAGACCTGAATCAACACATACTGATTTTAGTAGAAAACAACAAACAAAGGGTATACCAGGTTCTGGAGTGGCTGTTATCAATGCTCAAGCTGAGGCAGTGGCAACTTACATATATGACCATGTTGGACTAAAACCATCAACAGGAGAGATAGGAAAATGCTACTTTAATAAGCTTCTAGATGACTGGAGTAGGTTCGATATAAATAACAGAACTAAATTTGATGCTACAATAAGTTCTAGTTTAGCATTGCTTGCATCACAAAAATTTGTCAGAATTAAGGAAGAATCGCCAAAATTTGTTAAATTTGTAAAAACTTATAGTAATAGGGGTAACTTATCTAAAAAAATACAATAAATGAAATATTTAGAAAATGCTATTGAAAAGGTAAAAAAAGTTGGTGGATACCCAAGTCCATTTGTGCCTCCAGAGCAGAAAGAAAAAATAGAATATGGTTTAGCATATTTTAAAAAAATGTATCACGACTGGAAAGATAATGCTGACATGAAGGTGGATAGCAGAAAATCTAGGTATACAAAATCTAGAACCTATGCTCAAGGTTCTCAAAATGTTTCTAAATATAAAGATTTATTAGATGTTGAAGGTGACTCATCTTACCTTAACCTTGACTGGACTCCAGTTAATATAATACCAAAGTTTGTAGATTTAATAGTTAATGACTTGTGTAATCAAGAATATGAGATTGTTGCAAATGCTATAGACCCAATATCAGAAACCTTAAGAGAAAAGGATAAAAAAACATTGTTCGCTAAGATGTTAATCCATCCTGCAATGAAAGACTTTAATAAAGCTACAGGGTATGATGTTGAGCAAAAGGGGTACATACCACAAACTCAAGAAGAGTTAGATATACACATGGCACTTAACTACAAACAGTCAACAGAAATTGCTGTTGAGAATGGGGTTAAATTTGTAATGGATGTGAACAACTATAACTCTATAAAAAAAGCTGTTATACGAGACCTTCTTGTTTGTGGGATTGGTGCAACAAAAACTTCAATAGACCCAAATACTGGTGTAAAAATAAAGTATGTAGACCCATCTAATTTAGTTACTTCATATACAAATAGTGAAGATTATAGCGATATACAACACGCTGGTGAAGTTTATACAATAACTATAGGTGAATTAAAAAGAATAGCTGGAGACCAATTAACAGAGCAAGATTATGAAAAAATAGCTCAAGAATACGCTGGTAAAAATCACAACAGTAATATGTCCCCCAACTATGAATCTTACATGAATGAATATCAAGATGAGTTTGAGTACGATAAGTACAGAGTTACAATTATGGATGCTGAGTTTTTATCTGTTAATGAACTTAAGTATGAGAAAAAGAAAAACGCTTATGGTGGATATACTGTAACTAAGAAAAAGGGAAGTTATAAGAAACCAAAGAAATCTAAGTTTGAGAGAGAGTTAATAAAAACATCTGTTAAAGTTGTTTATTCAGGTAAATGGATTGTAGGAACTGATTTTTGTATAAACTATGGTTTAGCAAAAAACATGATGAGAAACAAGTCTAATCTTACAGAGACAAAATTATCATATGTTGTATATGCACCTGGAACCCATAAAATGGTCAATAAATCTATGGTTGAAAGAATGATTCCATTTGCAGACCAAATACAATTAGCTCATTTAAAGTTACAACAAGTTATAGCAAAAGCTAGACCAAAGGGTGCTGCTTTTGAGCTTGGTGCATTAGAAAATGTATCAAAGGGAGATGGGGGAACATTTACACCATTAGAACTTCAGGAAATATATGACCAAACTGGTAATATATATTACAGAACCATGAGTGATACAGGAGAGCCATCAGGAGCTGTCCCTGTTCAGGAACTTGAAAATGGTATAGGTAGTGATATGGAAAAGCTTATATCTGTATATGCCCATAACCTACAAATGATTAGAGATGTTACAGGAGTTAATGAAGCTAGGGAGGGGGCTAAACCACCAAGTGAAGCTTTAGTTGGTGTTCAGAAACTACAGATAATGGCTTCTAATAATGCAACCAGAAATATAAATGATGGATATTTAAGTATAACCAAGAGGGTTGCAGAGTGCGTGGTAATGAGATTACAAGATGTTTTAGAAAGTAAATCTAAGAAAA